GTTTTTTAAATACGTTTTAATTCACTTTGTTTAGTTTTGATTTTTGCCATGAGTAAACAAGTCTCATTGGTAAATTCATTTGCTTTTTTGACATAGAGTTTTGAGTAAGTAGCCATGTTCGCTTTGCTCATAAGTGTTAAATTTTCAATTCGACAATCCGTTCTATCCATATTTTTAAATGCGACTACCATTCCTTCGGGAACAGGTCCATTTACATTTTCCCAGACAATCCTATGTTTGAGCTTGAATACGTTTGGTTCTGCTGTTTTAACAAGGACATAACCATCTTTTGAACAAATTCGTTCATAACCGATAGGCTTTTTATTCCATGTAATTTGACCTTTTTTAAAATTGCCTGAGTTAGGTTTACAAATACCCTTTGTCCCTGTGTTCCAAGGCTTATTACCCTTTTCAAAGCATCCTGTACGTCCTGATATCCATTTATTTCTAGTACACAAACCTTTGATTTGATCTACAGTAAAATTCGTTCCAAACTTCTGATTTACAGCTTTAGCTAGATCAGATCTGGTCATCGTGCAGTTGGCTTTGATGAAATCTAATTGCTCAGATGTATATTTAATCGCTTTTGACATCTTTCATCTCCAAAGAGTTACTTAAAATAGCCGGTTGCTGGTTGCCAAGCCCTTTGTATGTTGCAATAAGTTTTACTGCTTCAAGATGTGTATTGTGAGAATCTATAATCTGTTTACTCACTTCAGTCATGGCCTTTGAACGATCCATTTCCTCCTTGAGTGCATCACCCTTTAACTCTTTGTTATTTAAACGGTTCAACTGTTCAAATAAATGCTTATTTAACTCGCCTAAATTTGACATACGTACTCTCCAGTGTTTATGTGACTCATACAGAAGTTGCCGCTTTTGTATGTGTGCCTACTCATTGCCTTCTAAAGAATCGAGCGCTTCATCTACAGATTCTTCAATTGATTTAATAGTTTGCCGAGCCGCTCCATAAAGAAACGAATGGGCATTAGGGCTGTCACGTTCTTCAATCTGCATTTTTTGAAAAATAGAAATTGAATTTTTTATGTCTTCAAGTGATTCTTTAATTGAATCAATTTTTTCTGCGTCCAAATTACTCTCCTTAAAAATGGGATTAATCCCGTTGTGATGTTGGTTTTTCGAAGATCCAACACCGTTTTGTTGAATTGGTAATTTTGCTTTGTATGGCTTTGTTGGCTTCAATGAAGCGGTAATGCAAACTATGGCGCAGTGCATTTTGCAGTTCATTTACTTCAGGTAATGCGTATCTATAATCCGCTGCGACTTTATATAAATGGGCAAAATTGATGGCCATAATGTCTGACTTGGCCGAGTGGTTTACGACACTTTCTGCATGTTCAACCTTTCTAATTGAGTCTTCCATTTCTTCTATCGTGTTCCAGAAGTTCTGAACAATTACTGGATCTGATTTGAGGACCTTGTCACGGCTCTGAGCCATCTTGATAAATTCTTCAGTAACTTGTTTTTGTACTTGTGCCGGCACTTCAATTACATGACGGCACATGGCATCAAATAGAGACATGAGCTGTGCATGGTTGTGAACAATACGAGAGCTTTGGATGTTGTATTGTTCCTGGTGCAGCATCGCATCATATTTTTCATAGCCAATATTGAAGGCTTCTAAAATGTCTTTTTCTTTGCTCAAACACTGCAAAATAAACTGGCTAACATTCTCAGGTTCGTATTTTGATAAGTTACGTGATGCATAAAGGCTTGCTTTGCTTAGCTGGTCTTTAAAGAATTTAACGTGAACAATACGACCCATGATTGCTTCAGATGCTAGTACTTCAGCATTTTGGCTAATGATTAATGTACCCATAAACAGTGGTTCATATGTTGTATTGCCCCCTGCCTTTACACCCATCGCACCGAGCGAACCACCGTCATACATGGTTTTGCACATATCCCAGTTGAATTGCTTAGATGAGTTTTCACCTTGGCGATCCGACTCAATAAATACGACTGGAAGGTTGGATACTTGACGTAAAGTACGGATTAAACCAGCTTTAGATGTTTTAGTAGGATCTAGACCTTCATAGTTCACACGGCCAAACAGTTTCCATAAAAACTGAATGAGTGTTGATTTACCTGTACCCGGTTCGCCAACTAGCTCCAAGAATGGAAAAGACTTGTGAGTCTTACGGATCTGCTGAGCATATAAACCACCAAAAAAAGCTGTTAAACCGATTAAGCCTTTAACGCCATAGGCATCAATCAGATCTTTAACCCAAGTTTGTTGATACTCTTCTTGCTTCTTGTTTATTTCCAAAGCAAATGGGGCATTACATTTAAGGTTGGTATGTCGTGGTAGCTCAAAATAATCTTCTTTATTGATCGTATATTGCTTGCCATTTTGATACGCCAGCTCTCCTAAAACATAGGTTTTTTGCTCTGCGTGATATCCAACGTAATCAATTAATTGAACTCGCTTAATATCTTTTAGCTCACGCTTTAAAAAAGCCAGTAGTTGCTTACTATTACCTTCATAAAAAACACCAGGTGCAACATGTAGAAGTCGTTTACCAAACTCTGGAGCTGAAGAAATGTGTGAAGGACTAAATGTGTTTTTAATCGTCTTCGCACCACGTGGGAAATCTATCTGGAAGTAATAATCTGCTTCATCGATTTCCTTTTGGTATTGGTAATAAAGGCCGTGTGGACGGCACTCCATCATAATTTCGACATCTGCAGCATGCTGAATGGCTGATTCTCTACGTTCAGATGTAGCTTGGTCTTTTTCCTCTTGCGCCCAATCTTCATTATCACTTGGCTCAAAATCGATGCCTTTCATGTAGTCATCGTATTTGTCCATATTTAATTTGAACCAATAGACGCAGTTATTGAAATCGAAAGGAAATGACTTGGTGCCATAACGCTTGTAGATAAGTATGCCTTTATCCACAGGTTTCTCAGCGATTAATAAAGAACCATAAAATTTATAAGTTTCTAGATCTGAAAACTTGAGACGATCTTGTTTATAAAGGTCGTTCCAGTCTGTTTTTTTACGCCCAGCAGGAGGTAGTGCAGCTTCACATTCAAAGCCAAGTTCTTCAGCTAAAGCAATATTTTTTCTTATACCTTCATGGCCAGCATTATCATTGTCGTATGCCCATATAAGCTTTGGTAATGGTAGCTCTTGTTCGGCACATTTCATTGCAATGTGGTTGAGGAAAATTTTAGGGTAATTGCCTGCAGATAAAGCTGAAAAACTGGTAATACCTGACAACCAAAGTGCAATTGTGTCGAAGATACCTTCAGTGATCCAGATCTCTTTAGATTCGATATAGTTTGTGTTTGGAGTCATCCAAGCGTGGCCAGCTGAAGTCCAATCTTCTTTAAAAGTAGTTTTAGGCAAAACGCCTTGTTCATCTAGAACGCGCTGCCACCACCCTGTGTTCCCTTCTTCATCTGTTATTGGGAATCTTAATGTAATAGAAGTGGTTTTCTTAGGTTTATAACGGGTAATACTTTCTTGTGTATATAGACCTTTCAAAGGCTCCAGAGGAAAGCCACGGCCTTCAACTAAGTATGCATTTACAGTTTTGTTCGGATCTTCAGGAGTTGGTTCAAATCTTTTTTCCCATTTTTCAAATAGTTCAGGGAATAAATCACGAATGTGGTTTTCTTTACCACATTCGTTTTTACGTGGGCAGAAAACTACCCACGGTTCCTCAGGATATACCCAAGCTGATGCTTCCTTGTGGTTACAGTCTGGGCATCTACCACGCAATTTATCGTTGCCTTTTACTTTAAAGCCGTAGACATCTTTCAATTTTTCGACTACTAAAGTTTTGGTTTCTGGAAACATCATTTTCAATAAACTGCCTTAAAATAAATGCCGATTTTTCTTTCTAAGTTCTTGCCCTGCTAATTTTCCAAGTAGTTCTTGGATCCTTTGTCTGGCAAGGTACTCAATGGTTTCTTCAATGGTTTGGTGACCTAAAGACTTTTGTACTTCCTGTACAATTTCCTTCTCTTTATCCGAAAGAGCTATTTCCTGTGTTGGCATCAATTCAGCTCCTTGAAAGGTGATCTGATGCGCCTTTGTTTAAGTAGGTCTCTAAGCTAAAGTTATCTTGAATGTCTTCTGCAATAAGCAATGCCAAAGCCTGCTTCATTACAAGCTGACGCATGATTACACCAGGATTAACACCTGTAAGCCGTGAGACAACTTTGAAAAGATCAGACTCATCATCGGTTAAGTTAACGTTGTAACGGTTATCCCGTTTCTGCTTGATTAGACTCATTCGTTTGGGTCCTCGTTGGTTGATGTTTGCTTTTTACCTTGGTAATAGATTCGTGCGATGACGCTAGAACGGCTTGTATCCGTTTCGTCTACCTCTTTATCGATTTCCTTTACTTCTTCTTTTGGTAAATAAACGATGCATGCAACACGACCACCGCTGATCTTTTTAGATCGGGAACGATTAGAAGGTGAAGTTTCTGTACTCATACAGTATCCTACGGTTATAGTGATGTGCTACGAATCACTATAGCATAAATATTTAGTCTTTCAATACGTATCGGTGAAATATATGTCCGAAAATTTGGCTGTAGAGATTACACAAAGGTTCACAGAAGAACTGGAACGCAAGAGTTTGAAAGCAAAACCGCTTTCTAGAAGTATCGATGCGCATGAAAATACGTTAGGTAACTATGTTCGCAACAAAGTGCCAGACCAATGGGTATATCTAGCAAAACTACAAAAACAAGGCATTGATATTCGCTATGTGCTGTTAGGAATTGATCCAGACTTTAGTGGTCTTACGAGTGAAGAGAGTTTGCTATTAAAAGCTTATAGACAACTCAGCACTGAAGCTCAGGAAGCTTTATTGCGTTTAAGTTCGGTGTATGCAAAAGAAGTCGAAAATAAAGAATGATTACAGCGTAAAAAAGCCCACCTTTTACAGTGGGCTTTTTCATTATTCCTCTAGTTCTTTTTGGACTATTTGCAACCTATGCTCTAAGTCCATTAACTTATAAATCAGATCATTTCTCTTATAGATTACATCTCTATTTTCAGACCCAGTTTCTAATGAATTACGCCAAATGCGTAAAGCACTTAAAGCCATGTCTAAGTTCAATTCTGCATCTTTATCTAAAAGTTCCATGTTTACCCCATTAGCAATTTGATTTAATTGAAATTGCCAAACCCGTACCTCTGTGTTGTTCCAGATCGGGCTGATAATGGTGTGTTCTCCATTAAACTTAGGATAAATAAGATCTTTTAGCGACGAATTTAATAACTTTATATCGATTTTTTTGAATGAATGGTCAGTTTTTGACAATTCTTCTATCAAATCATTAATTTGATCGGGGCAAATTGATAAGTATCCCTTATCAGTTTGATGGTTAAAAAGGATTTGACTGCTGGTCACACTATCTATGAGCAAGAATAATTGTTCGCAGAGTAAACGGCTTTTTTCATTTGTTGCCTGAACCCGTGGTGCAATGGGCACATAGGGAATAATATTTTCATTGATTTGCATGAGATTACTTCCCTAGAAAAAGAAAAGAGAATGTAAACGCGACCATACAAATAAATGCAGATCCTTCATAGAGATTTTTGAAGAGTTTGGAACGTTTGATTTGCTTTTGGCGTTTTAAAAACGCTTCTAAATCAAGGATAGGCGTGTGTTCGATGATTTGAATAGATCTTTTCATGATGAATTCTCTAGTAAGTTCTTTGCAAACCTACCGCCATCACTTTCCTAGGGTAATGGTGGCAGACCGAACAAGGCTAGGAAAACCGTACTAGAGAACGGCCAGCGCGAAGCTGCCCTGCCCGATCTGCCATAACGAGTATAGCCGATTAGACATTTTAGGCAAAAAAAAGCCGCTATGAGCGGATATTTTCTGCTCTCTAGTACATTTAACAAGTTTCCTAGGCTTGTACACAGATTTTGCTGTGCTTTTTCATATTGCCGATAGTGAATCGTTATGTCAAGATGCACAAAAATATATTTCGGGGGAAATATTGTAATGTCTGATAAACAAACTAATAATTTTAAAACAAGTATGATGAATGATTTTGAACAAGTTTATAATAAGATGCTTGAATGTCAGAATTATTTTATTCATATACTTTCAGTAAAAGAAAATTTTGAAAATATCTATTACAGTAAAACTAATACTCACTTAGGTTTATTTGATTATGTTTTTTTTGAAAACGTGGTTACAGAACGATTAAAATCACTTTTAGATGAAACAAACCAAGTCATTAAAATTCTAGCTAAACTAGATAAAAGTATAAAAATAAATTATAAAAATGAAATAAAAGAATATACGGAGAATATATTAGCAACATTAAATCAAACTAATGACTCATTTAAGGTGATCAATACTTTTCTAGACTTATATATTAATTATTTTTCCTCAGAGAGTGTTGAAAACATTATTAGCAAAAGAGACTCTAATTTCGACTCTGAAAAGTTAAAAATAGATAAACACACAAATATTATTGTAAATAAATTAGATCATGTAAATGAATGTATGCTACTTATAAAAAATATATGCATAAGTTTGGTTACAGAAGAATCACAGAGAGAACAAGAGTTTAATCAAGATTATTTAATAAGATTCAATGAAGAAAAGTCACTGTTAATCAAACAATTTGAAAATGAGATAAAGAATCTAAAAGAAAAATATGATAATAAATTTAAGAGTCACATTTTAGATTTAGAGGGTGTTCAGAAGAGTGCAGACCTTTTGAATAAATCTGTTA